ACAATCCTAGATACATTCGTTTCTGAACAAACCAAGTTCTCTACTTGGGAAGAAATGTTGTCTACTGCTACAGAAAGACTAATCCTTGACAGGCTTGGCTTTTAATTCAATTTCAATAATACTAAGTCGATCGATTGCTTCTTGCAATTCTTCGGCTTTTTTTGATACTTCTTTACAGGCTTCCTTTAGTTCTTCAATACCCGAAACTTCAACATTAAGCCGATATCCTATTGGTCTCATTTCTTTCTCCTTTGTATTTATTTTTTCTACCCTCTCTTTTATTTAGAGAAGTAGGACTTGTTGTTAATTAATATTTATTGTTATTTAATACTTGTTGTTAGTTAATATTTATTAGTGCCTTATTTTACTGATTTGTAAAATACAGATTTGTAAAATACAGATTTGTAAAATACAGATTTGTAAAATAAGGAAATGTAACTGCTAATCTGTGGATAACTTTTGTAAAGCTTCCTCCAATCTCTGTAGCATAATTTCAAATTGAAAATCGGTAATTTTAACATCTGAGAAGAACCGAAATGTCTGAACTCCTTTACCTCGTCCGAGACTCTTTTTAAAAGTTCTGAGATAACCAGCTTTCTCTATCTTCTTGAAATGCCTATCTACCATATCCCGACTCACCCCTAAGCGCTTTGCAATTTCTTCTGGATAAACAATCCAGTTTTCTTTATTGCTGAGAACTACCATCAAGATGCCGATAGAAGCAGGTTCTAGGTTCGAATCTTTGAGAAAATCATTGCTGACAGAAGTGTAATCGTTAATTGGATTTTTGAAAGATTAGTTGAAGATCTAATTTTTTAAAATTTGTCATAACTTCTCCTTTCTATTTGTTTAATTTGTTAAACTTTTTCTTTAAAAAAAATCTTTCACTTGCTTATTAAAAACTACTGCTAATTTTTGAAGTGTTCGAATTTTTACTGTCGACGACTGGCCTGATTCAATCAAGTGTATTGTTGTTCGAGAAACATTCGACTTCTCTGCGAGTTCTTCTTGAGACATCTTCTCTTTCTCGCGCCATTTTCTTAAGCGTTCTCCTTGCACGCACTCACCCCCTTTGTACTTCTTTCCATAGCCCTAAGTTCTATCTCATGGACGACTTCTATAAATAGCTTTTCACACGCTATCTTTGCTTCTCTGTACGTTTCATGCGAGCCAATGAATTGATCTGCAAGTTCTATGACTTTTTCTGTCATTCTATCGCCTCCTTTTTAATTTTGCTCTTGGAGCAATAACTAGGAGAGGAATCGCACCTCTCTACGCTACCCTAGCTTGTTTAGCTTCTTCAACCTTTTCAAGCACTAAGATTGTAAGAGCCATTTCTTGAAAATCTTTATCATCAAATCCGATAACGTCACCGTAAACTCTGATTGTTGTTAATAGTGTGTTATACAATTCGTACATATCATCTGATGATAGTTTTTCACGATCTAGGATTTCCCCTAGTTTAAGTGAGCGTTCTCTGCGGTTCTTAACTTGTAAGATTTCTTTCGCTAGTGCGATTTGCTCTTGTGTTGTAAGTCCTTTATTCATTTTGTTTTCCTCCGGTTAGTTTTGTTATTTCCTTAAGCTTGATTATAGTTTAACACGTTAAACACAAAATGTCAAGTGTGTTAAACAAAAAAATTTACTTTTTTTATTTAAAGATGTATAATAGATTAAACAATATATAGAAAGGGGTTTTTAAATGAAGTTAGGAGAATTGCTAAAATCATATAGAACAGAGCATAAATTATCAATGGATGCTTTTTGTGAATTATCTGATTTAACAAAAGGATATATTTCTATGCTTGAAAAAAATGAACATCCGAAATCGAAAAAGCCCATTGTCCCATCTTATGACACAATAGAAAAAATTGCTAAAGGAATGCAAATTTCTACAGAAGATTTAATTGATATGCTTGATGATGATCAAGAAATTCAAATCAACGCTACTCCATCTCTTCTCTCAAAATCCCCCATCCAATCCATCTACGACCAACTAGAACCACCTGGACAAAGAAAAGTTATCACATACGCTGAAAAATTACGTGACGAACAAGAGAAACGAAGAAAAGCGAAGATAAACGAAGTATCGGAGAAAGTTATCGACTTGTACCAAGTTGAGGTTGTATCTGAGACGGCTGCAGCTAGCGGATTCAACTATGGATTCGGTTACGACGATACAGACAGAGAGACTATAGAGGTTGACGATCAACCACCACGCCACGATATTGCTACCAAGGTAAGCGGAGACTCCATGCAACCTGACTACCAAGACGGAGACATTCTCTATTTAGTAGACAAAGGACTGACTACCTACAACGGAGATTTGGCAGTTATCGCATACGGAGACCGTTCTTACTTCAAAAAGATATATACCGAAAACGGACGCTTACGCCTAGTATCGCTCAATGACAAGTATGAAGACATCATCCTAGACTTCCCACCAGCCGAAGACACACACATCAAGATTTATGCAGTTGTCGGGGTGTATAGAGGGGAATAAAACCAACTGTTTCCATTTTGGAAATAGTTGGCATGTAAAAAACGGAAACAATAAATGTGCAATAACTGATCCACATTAAAAGCTGAGAGAGGTTTCATTATGAATGAAGAACGCAAAGTTTTAGGTATTTTGGCTATTATTTTCGGAGCAATCGCTCTATTTGGGTCTTGGATGCCTATTATTAACAATCTATCTTTTGTTATTGCTATCTTAGCGCTTATATTGGGCTTAATAGGTCTAGCTATTAACAGAAAAAGGCCAAAAATGTTGGCTATCATTGGTACAGTTTTAGCAGTTGTCTCAATGGTTATTGTTATCGCTACTCAATTGATGTATGCCCGTGCTTTGAACGACGCTGCTAAAAACGTTGAAGAAACTGTTAGCTCAGTAAGTTCTTCTATCGAATCATCACAAAAAGAAGAGGATGCTAAATTTAACTGGACAAAAGAACAGTTTGATGCTCTTCAGATGGGTGACATCACGAATTATGGAGCTGGTGGAACTAACTACGATGATATTGTTAGCGTTCATGGAGAACCAAATAGCATAAACACTACTACTGTTAATGATCATGAAAGCAGAACAATTTCATATTCTTCAGCAGGGACAAAACTCCGAAGCATTACTTTGACATTTAGCAAACAAGAAAATGGTGCTTATTTATTGACTGCTAAAGTCGGCATCGGATTGGAATAGATTTATTTTTATGATATAATTAAGTTACTTAGAGGCAAGCCCTCATAATTTTAAACTTTGCACCTTAGCGTGCCAGGGGAAGTAACTTAACTGTTGCTTCCCTTTTTAAAAACTAAAAAAGCCCCACGCTCTCGGTCGGCAAACTTCTGAGCGTGGAGGAACTTCAGTACAAGAAAAAAAGCATTAAAAAGCTCTTTTTCTTGTACCCATTTTATCAAGAAATGAGGTGAAAATCAATGATAACTACAAATAAAGTCGCAATCTATGTTAGGGTGTCTACCACATCTCAAGCAGAAGAGGGCTACTCTATCGAGGAGCAAAGAGACAAGTTAGAGGCTTACTGTAAAATCAAAGACTGGAGCGTGTACGACGTGTACACTGATGGAGGTTTCTCAGGGTCCAATACAAACCGCCCAGCTATTGAGAGATTGATAAAAGATGCCAAAAATAAGAAGTTCGATACCATCCTAGTCTATAAGCTAGACCGTCTGAGCCGTAGTCAAAAAGACACACTTTATCTGATTGAAGATATTTTCATAAAGAATAATATAGCATTTTTAAGCCTACAGGAAAATTTTGATACCTCTACTCCTTTTGGTAAAGCTATGATTGGGCTCTTGAGTGTCTTCGCTCAGCTGGAAAGAGAGCAAATTAAGGAACGTATGCAGTTAGGAAAGTTGGGACGGGCAAAATCTGGTAAGTCTATGATGTGGGCTAAAACATCTTACGGATACAATTATCACAAAGAAACTGGAACTGTAACTATCAATCCAGCTCAAGCGCTAGCTGTTAAGTTTATATTTAAAAGCTACCTAGCAGGTAGGTCAATTACAAAGTTAAGGGATGACTTAAATGAGAAATTTCCTAAAGAAATTGCTTGGAATTATAGAGCTGTTAGGAACATCTTAGACAACCCTGTTTACTGTGGTTACAATCAATATCTAGGTGAAATCTACAAAGGTAACCATGAATCGATTATATCGAAAGAGGACTACGACAAAACTCAAAACGAGCTCAAAATAAGACAAAGGACAGCAGCAGAGAATGTCAATCCTAGGCCATTCCAAGCTAAGTACATCCTTTCTGGTATTGGACAATGCGGCTACTGTGGTGCGCCATTAAAAATCATGCTAGGCGTAAAGAGAAAGGATGGAAGTAGGCTTAAGAAATACCAATGCCACCAAAGACACCCAAGAACACTGAGAGGTATTACCACTTACAACGATAACAAAAAATGTGACTCAGGATTTTATTACAAAGATGACTTAGAGACCTATGTATTGACAGAAATCAGCAAGTTACAAAATGATACTAATTACTTGGAGCAAATATTTTCAGAAGATAATACAGAAACCATAGACCGTGACAGCTATCAAAAACAAATAGATGAGTTATCTAAAAAACTCGGCAGATTAAACGACCTCTACATAGACGACCGTATCACGCTGGAGGAATTACAGACTAAATCAGCTGAATTTACCAGCATGAGATCATCTCTAGAGACTAAACTAGGAAATGATCCAGCACTTAAACAAAAAGATAGAAAAAAAGGGATGATAAATATTCTCAATCAAAGAGATATACTGACTATGAACTATGAGGAACAAAAGGTAGTAGTTCGATCATTGATAGACAAAGTTCAGGTCACGGCTGAGGACATTGTCATCAAGTGGAAAATATAA